CCTTTGAGCAGATGTTAATGTTGGATGCTTGATAATCACCTTTGCATCCAATTCAGAGTTGGTTGCGTTTGGATTTGTTTTCTGAGAATAGGTCATTGGTTTGCCTCCTTAAAGATAAGATGTGAGTGGGTGAAGTAGATCACTGGTGTAATCAATGAATCGGATGCAGTATCCTAAACTATCAGATATCTTATCAACTAATTCTTCTTCATCATCGACCTCCCAAATACCAAGTGCTTGAATCTTAAGTTCTCTTTGAAGTTGTTCGGTGTACTCGATTGCACCAACAACAGATCCAAATTGATCAGGGTCTTCTTGATCGATGTCAAACTCAACTTGAGTGACTAAAAACTTCATGAGGGGGAACTCCTTTGTGGATATACTTATTATAGGGTATTTTGTACCCTATGCGTGGTAGTGTGTGACACATATTAAACTGTCTCCTTATGCTCTCATCTGTTCGTATTCTGTAACAGCATCAGTAACTAAGTGCTTATGAACAGCGAATAGTCTCTCAAAGTCAACTCCTTCCATATCCCACTCTGATACATAATCCCACATATCCCAGTCAGTTGTACCATCCTTGTGAGTTGGTGCTGAACAGAAATTATCATCCTCATCTAACCAGAATGTTCTTCCAAAGTGCATTGAGAGAACTGTCTGGAACATTTGCTCGAATAAGTTTGGTGTAGCCATGACTTCTGGGTGTCCTTGATTGGTATGTACCTATTATAGGGTATCCAAGTCAGTTCGGTGATGAACGTGTGCAGCTTTGTCAGGTGTAACAAACTCTGTCACATCTTTCAGAACATCAATTACAATGCTTGCGTCCATTTCTTCCTGTGGATTGAAGTCTAACCACTGATTCTCTAAACAGTAAACAATCAGATCATACTGATCTTGAGTGAGTAAAAACTTCTTTGACTTTAACATCAGCGTAAACTCCATTCTTGTTTTTCTACCATTGATTTACACCACTGACAACCTAATGCTGACCATGCAAAATGGTAGACTCTTGATGATGCATCACAATGAGGACAGATAATCTCTTTACCATTGTGTCCAGCCCTAGTATAGCGATTAACTTTGATTTGTGCTATAGTCATGATTTTGGGGGGTTAGTAACGTACCTAAGAAAGATTAGAGGGCAGCCACAGGCGAATCTGAGAGGAGTGTTTTGGTATCAAATGATACATCAGGACTCTTTACAGGTGCATACCTCAAGTAAGGGTCTCATTTTGTTGTAAAGCTCCTCACACTTCTCTTCTGACTTGCGACACTTCCATAAGGAACTGACAATGAATTCCAATTCCTCTTTTTTGAGATCAACTAACATAGCCCCTCCCTGTAACAACATACTTCTTTTTCTTTTGACAATAGATTGCTTTTGGCCACATTCTATCTATTGTGTATTGTTCATTATCATTATTACTCAACCACCATTTATTCTCCTGATTAAATGGATTTGCTGCTGCTTTACTGGGTGACTGTACAAGATAGTGTCCTTCAAAGTATCCATCAAAAATGTAAGTCACATAACGTCTTTCCTTAGTTTTAAGGTCAGAGCATAGAAGGTAACTTCCAGTTGATCGATTTGCATTTTCAAAACACTTGTAACCAAGTGTTGGATGTGAATAGATTTGACTCATTGGTGACGTACCCTGTATTTGAAGGATGGCATTTTATCTGCAATAGATATGAAGAATTCACTGTTGACAGACTCACAAGTATTTCTTACATAAGAGTCTGTAAGGATGTCTTCAAGTATCTCATATTCATCTTGCGACAAATGAAGTGAGAAGTAAGGCATTTTCATTAGTTTCGATTATCCCCCGCTAACATATCTATCTTAGCACATACAGCTGGACTGGAGTAGTCAGGTATCTCCTCACCTGTATCCTTTGGCCACCAAATACCATCAGCAGTCATTTCATAACCAGCATCAACCATTTCCTGATATGTTGCTTTTGGTTTATCAGTGACTTCAGATAGTTTTGCTAACAATCTACCTGACTGACGATTGAGAAGGGTATTGCCCCTACCATCATTCTGTTGATTGAGATAAACACTAAGTGCTTCCTCTAACAACTCATACTCATTTTCGGTTAGTAGAAATGCTGGTTCAGTCATTTTCTCTTCGTAAAATTTGATTTTTTCAATGCTCATGGGGGGAATCCTTTGATTACTCTCTTATTATAATGGATTTGTGCAGTATGAGGGATTTTGTGGGTCACTAATGTAACTGGCACAGAACTCCTTGCAATACTGCTCCTCTAGCTGGTATGCTTCGTTTTCCCTATCATCATTTGATAGGTTAGGTCGATCAATGTCCTGAGAACAGTGTATCAACTCATGGAATAGAGTTTTGATTACTTCGATTGTATCCTCAATACGATTATCTATCTCAATTAAGAATCCTTCTTCTGTTTTTTGTTGCCATCCTTTGACACCATCCTCACTTAGATCTGTGAAGTGGAATTCCACCTCATAGTTTTCTAAAGTTGGAAACTTTCTTCTTACGAAAAATGCCACAATGTCATTCGTCATGTCTGGGTGTACATTGTGGCCTGTTGTGTAAAACATGATTAATAGAGTGCGTACTTAAAGAACAAAAAATTGAAGATATTTACTCCCCAGTGCATCACCCAAAAGAATGATGCAATAAAAAGGAGTTTTTCTTTGGAAGATAGTTGGTTGCTCATTTGCTTACTTTAGGTAAAGGTAACCACCTGCCCAACCACAGTTGTCAGGATTAAGTACATACTCACGATCTCTGATGATTCTCATATCATAGCGTACATACTTTGCTGGAGACTTCCATGATGCTGGTTTGAATACTTCACCAGTCTTCTTATCAACAAAAGCATGAACTCCACCATCACGATACTCATTTAGATCTCTGAAGGTGTCAAAGTCCTGTTGGATGATCTTATAATACTTTCTACCCTTCTGTATTCTAAACTTCATTAAGTTAGCAGTTCCATTATCCATTGCATCCAACTGATCTTGAGCATACTGTGATAGTTTTACTTTGCTACCATCACCATTAAAGTATGCACTATTTCTTTCAATCATTCTTCTGTGATAACGCTTGTAGTTCTCAGCAAGTGAATCACATAATTGCTCTGTCCACTCAAGAACTCTTTCTTCAAGTGTTGTTTGTACTGGGGTTGCAGTCATTAGGGGGAACTCCTTTTGGTTTACTCTTATATTATAAAACCCCACCAAGGAAAATGGTGGGGTTAGTGGACACTTTATAGATCGGTTCCTCCTGTCTCTACTACTTCTACGATGTCATCTAGGACAGAAAGAACATCTGTAGATGTGTCTGCATTGTCAAGAAGGAACTCTGCAAAGTTTCTGGTCATGGCGAAAAATTACGAACAACGGGTGCGAGAAACAAAAACAGGATTTACATTCAATGATTGTTGTAAGAAGTATGTCTTACCCATTGGATACCTGTTTTGTTTCCCATGCATCTAATATAGCATTAAAAAACCCCCTTGCAAGGGGGCTTGTGACAGTTCTTTAATCGTCATACACCAGACACTCTGGTTCATCTGGGTGCATCTCACAAAACAACTCTAAACAATTAGGATCATGATGATCTCCAGCCTCTATCTCATCGTGGTGATGATCTGCATAGACTTCCAGTTCATGTAATTCTTCTTTAAAATGTCTACGAGCAGCTGGATTTATTGTAGGATCAGAAACCAGTTCTTTATCCTTCTGAATGTGATCTTCTATTGATTTCATAAGAATCTCCTCGTACAATAGTATTTAGGTAAAGGGTGTGTTAGGATTCCATGTCTTTTTGAATCTCTTTAAGTTCCTGATTTAGATTATCACTTCGATCAGGCACTATCATATGCATTAAATTGTCCTCCTTACTCATCAGGGTCTTATGATAGTACATATCAACATTAATTGCTGATAGAATACACTCATAGATTTCTCTTGAACATAGATCTGAGTTAAGAGCTTCACGAATTGTTTCGTGTAGGTTTTCTAAGATGTATCGTTTATGGTCATCAAATTCTTCATAGTGACTTTCAGTCGTTGCTAGGTCTGACATTTGAATCTCCTAAGTAAGATTGAATTGCTAGTAGTGTGTCAAGTGGTATCCATGATGGATTTTCATCTCCAAATTGAACTTCGACTTCTGTAAAAATCTCCTGATAAAATCGACTGTAACTTTCTCTTGTGTTCCTTACAACTCCGAAAGGGCTCATCATTCAGACTCTCTCCATGCTTTTCTCATTGTAACATATATCTCATCCTTGGCAACTATATCTCTTATTTTTTTGAATATTGTTGCCGATTGAGCATATTTACTGGTTGCATGATCTTTTTCTTGTGGTAAGATCTCCTTTGTTCCCTTCTTATACTTTCTACCTGAGTTGTGATTAGCGTACCTTCTTGCCCTAGTGAAACCCATCTCTAAAAACTTACGACACATATCCATGCCAATAAAATCTTTTACATCTCTATATTCGAGATACATATCTTGTATTTTATTAGATGATACTATTGCCTCATTAGGAGTTTTGAATCTCCAATGAGCACAAATATCGTTAGTATAAGGGCGAACCAGTAGAACTCCTTGCTCTCCCCTTCCAATACGATAAAGTTTACGATTTCTCGCAACTTTAAAGTCAGTGGTCTTGTAATTGATTTCATAATTAAATTCCTTCATCTTTGTGCCAAGGATTAATAAAAGGTGTGGATTTAATGTTAGACTTGACTTGTTCTATAGCCCAATCTCTAATCTCCATCAATTCATTATAACATTTTTGATTGTGAGCACATCCTCTGAGTTCATGATCTGGTTTATAGAGAGACTCTAAAAATAAAGTCTTTGCTCTATCCCATTTCACCTCTCTACTTTCATCATCTTGAATACTGTTATGATCTTCCATAATAATCTCAATCTGATATATTTATAGAACAGCTGTTACACTCACAACCCTTGCATTTGGATTCCTTGCAAGTGCTACTTGCTTTGCCTCATCGTAGTTTCTTGCATAGACCTGCTCTTTAAAGACACGGCCAGCAACATAGAGTTCAACTGAGTGATTCATGACGTAGGGAATTACTTGATTACATCATATCATATCCTCACTGATATGGACATGCCTTGTTACACTTTCTTAACTGTCTTCTTTCTGTGCTGAACCACGAAATTTCTGGCAGACTGTTCATTACGGCAGAATTTAAGCACCTCACCCTCGTGAATGACTGCTATCTTCTTACCATCTGACGGTACTCCATAGTATCCATCATTAGTAGCAAAGCCCTCAGTGGCATCCTTATAGAATCTGGCGATTGCTTTGAGTTCCTTCTTTTCTTCTGGTGTTTTAGTCATGTTGATACCTCATAATATTGTTTGAATTGTTTGAAATTCCATCCTTCCCATAAAGCATAATGCAAATCATGTTTAATAGGATTACTTAAAATGTATTTGAAATTTACATCAGGATTAAATGGAAGTGACTTAGCATACTCCCAAAATGGAGTATCATACTTAGATCCATACTGATAATTCCATAGTATAAATGTCTCCACTTTTTTCATGAAATTCCTAACATTATTATTACATACATCAAATGTTTTGCCACTCATTAAAACATCCCATGACTCTCTACAGATAGTTTGGTATATCCCTAATGAGGTTGCTTCTAATGGTTCTAAGAATCCAAACATATTTCCTTGTAGTATTGTCCTCTCACCAACAAACATATTCTTGGCCATATAATTTTCAAAACGTAAATTAGTTCCATCAGTTTCATCAAGATTAAATCTTTCTAAGAAATCCTCTCTTGCTACTTGAGTTGATGTTATAGTATCATTGTACAAATACCCATAGGATATACTATCAACATTTGGAATAACAAATGTCCACCCATGTGGTGTAGCAACACATCTTGTATATGTAAGGTCGGGATCTCTTCCCTGTTTCTTGGATAAGAGAACACTATTCAAAGGATTGATAAGAGTATCATAGTTTTTCTTATCTCTATTATGCCTACCTCTACAATCAAATATGAAATCAGCATCCACTTCTCTTTCAGGTTCAGTTATAACCTTTTCAACAACATTAAAATGACCTGAATTTAATACTATGTTTGATAACTTTTGTGGAACAAAATGCATCGACATTTCTTCCATCTTAAATGAATGGTGAAATTTATCATTTTTCTTACCCCATCCTTCGTACAAAATACCATTTTTAAACGTGGCATCTATCGGATTATTATACCAGTCTATATCCAATACTGTGCCTACAAGCTCCACAACTGGACTAATAGTTCCCTGACCAACTCTCTCTATTGGATGTGTATCTGGACTATGGTATATACTTATCTCATGATCCCCTCTAAGATACCTATGATAATGCAAGGCTGTTATACAACCTGCATTACCAGCACCAATGATTCCAATTTTCATGACCTTACAACGCTAATTGCTGGTTGACCTTGCTCAAATACAGTGTCAACAACTGCTTGTACCTTTCTTGCTGTACTGATACCAACTTTAGAGTAAACTGGTACACATACTAGACCATAGGTCTTCTCTTTCGACCCTGTACGGATCACTCTACCGATTGTTTGACTAATACCGATATAATCCATAGATCTTAAGAATAAGACTGCCTCAAGTCCTTTTACGTTGATGCCCTCAGATAATATGCTGTGGTGCAACACAACAAACTTCTTATCTTCATCCTTGCCCCATGCACTCAATACATTAAAGAACTCATCTCTACTTACATTCTTACCATCTATAACTGCACCAGTCTTAGATGTGATATACATGCAAGAATAACCTCTCCATGCTAACTCATCTATGAACTTAGAGTATGAAACAAGACCTGTAATCTGCTTTGTAGCCTTAGCACATACAAGAATCTTCTTAGTGTTATGGTCATCAATATTATCAATGATCTGATTACATTCCACATCAAATGTAATCTCATCTTTCTGTCTGATCTCACTCTTATATACTTTCACCTTTGGTGGTAGAATATAACCTTGCTCTACTAACTTAGGTGCTGGTACATTACAAATAACCTGACCAAATATATCAGGTTCATTCATACCCACTTTGAATGGTGTTAGACTGTGCTTTGGTGTTGCAGTAAAGAAGTATGATCTCTCAGCATACATTGAGAAATACTCTACTGATGGGATAAAGTTTTTCTGAACTGAGTTATGTGCTTCATCAAAGTATATTGTATCAACATGAGCATAACTCTCTTGTATTCTATGGAGTGAATGATATGTTGTAAAGATGATCTTATTACCTTTACTGAACTTACACCACTCAGCAATTTCTACTGGTTTGGTTGTGCTGAAATGCTTTGTATCACCACTGTGAACATGCATCACCTGAACATATTTGTATTTCTCTCTTATCACTTCCAAAAACTCAGACGATAGTTGCTCTGCTAATAGGATGCGTGGAGCGACCACAACAATAGTTTTCCAACCAGTATCAAATTGTGATAAGGCATCATTGATGGCAACAAGAGTTTTACCACCACCTGTAGGAACAATGATCTGACCTTTGGAGTGCTTGGTCATTGCTTGCAATGCTTTTTCTTGGTGAGGTCTTAGGGGCATAAATCTCTCATTAATGAATATATCATAGCATAAAAAAACCCCCTGTGCAGGGGGCTGTGACACTTTCGACACTGGTTCCTTTAAAAAATTATAGAGTCTCTCTAGCAATCATACAAAGGTATGTATAATTGTCAAGTATTTGACTAAACAACAGTTGCAATTCCACACCATGCACCACCTGTCCATAATTCTAATCTATTCGATGTTGTATTGTAAATCACTGAACCCGACAATAGAGTTGAATTATTACTTATACCATCCACTAAAGCATTTCGTTGTGTTGTAGTAACTCTTGGCATAATCATATAACCAGTGGTTGCCAAAGAGGTAGCATCGCTGGTGGTTGTATTCAAATCACTGAAATCAACTTGTGCCCTTGGTGTTATGGCAGAAGTATGTGGTTGTCCACCAACTTTTAATGCACCACCTATAAATTTAACAATACCTCTGACTTCAAGTGCTGGTTTATCTCCACCACCTATATTACTTCCGATTGATGTTTTAATTCCTACCTCACCAGTGGTAGAAATAATAAATCTGTCAGGTGCATTTACACATGCACTCAGCGAATTATTACCAGCAGTTACACCAATACCAATTCCAGCTCCAGTACCAGTTAAAACAACATCTCTAAATGTTGAAATACCTGATGTATTAACACTATTGACAGTAATACTTGGGTTTCCAGTCAATCCTGAAGAGTTTCCAGTAAGATTTCCAATAAATCCGTTTGTGGCAGTTACGATACCTGTTACATTAACATTTCCTGCAACTGCTAGTTTATCAGTTGGGTTTGTATTTCCAACACCCAAATTACCTGTGCTGGTCAAAGCCATCAAGGCATCTGCATTACCCTTGTGCCATACAAAACTACTTGTTCCTGTTAAGAAGTAGTTAAAGTTTCCATCACCATAGTTAATTAAATCTAGTGCTTCCGAACCACTAAATGCAGATGCACCGCCACCATACCTTAACTGTAAGTTATTATCTCCTACAGAGGAATTCTTACCAATTACAATCGAAGAGGCTGCAGACTCCTTGTGTATTTGTATGTCTGCATTAGCAGTATCGGTTCCAATTCCTAAACTCGTAGCAGTAGAAACACCTAGAGTTGAAATACCAGTTGACTTAATATTGGTAACAATAATATTTGGTGAACCACTTAACCCTCCAGCAGTTCCAGTCGCATTACCAGTAAGATTTCCAACAAATCCACCTGTAGATGTTGTGACACCTGATACATTCAATGCAGTAACAACTGCTCTTGAAATTGTGGCCGCAGATGATACATTAACATCATCAAGTTCAGTCGTGCCATCTACATCTAAAGTTCCTGCGATGGTTGCATTTCCATTCGCATCAATAGCACCAGTGAATGTAGATACACCTGATACAGATAGAGTGGTTGCAAATGCTCTTGTAACTGTTCCTACACCTGAGATATTCACATCATCAAGGTTGGACATTCCATCTACATCTAGTTCACCATTCGCATCGATATTACCAGTTACCGTTAATGCAGCACCTATGGTTACATCATTAGGTAATCCAATAGTGATTGTTTGATTAGATGCTGAAGTTTCTATTTCGTTAGCAGTTCCCGAAATGGTTAATGACTGACTGTCTAGATCAACAGCACCAGTTCCACTGTCACCAGCAACATCTAAATCCTGTGCTGTTACCTGTGTATCAACATATGCCTTGATGGATTGTTGAGTTGCCAGTGAAGTATCACTATTAGACCCTAAGTTATCCTCATCAAGAATAGCAGTGGCAGTAACACTACCAACTTTCAAATTAGCAATGCTTGTAACACCAGTTACATTTAAACCATTAGAAATATCTACACCACCATTAGCATCAATAGCACCAGTTACAGTTAGAGTGCTAGTAATTCCAACCTCACCTCTCACTGTGGCATTATGTTCCGTATCTAGTACGTTTGAATTTGTTTGTACGGCATTACCCATCTTGCCATGACTTTGGCATTGATAATGCAGCACCGTTGGTGTGGTATCAGTTACATCCAACTGCACAAAAGCACCTGCTTGGCCTGCTGTGCCTGAAACTGTTACACCTGTAGTGTATGCAGTTGTCTTATCTACATCATAATAAAAACGTAATGGATGTCCTACGTTAGATCCATTTGATTGATCAAATTTATATGATCGGCCGGGAGTTAATGTTATAAATGGTGCTTGAGTTCCATCTAGTACAAATGCGTTACTACTTCCTGAGCCATTGTATCTGTGTGCTGCTGTCTTTGCTGCAACTGTAACAACTATAGAGGTGGCAGTAGCATTATGTGGTGATCGAAGTGAACTGAATCCCTTGACAGTTTCTACTTCCAAATTTGTAGTATCAAGTGTTAATACAGTTCCTACACCTGACGCATTTATATTCGTAACAGTAATACTAGGTGATCCAGTCAATCCCTGTGCGTTGACTGCGACTGTTGCTGTATTCGCCAGCGTAGCTGTTGACGCAGTTCCAGTAACATCGCCTGTGAGATCACCAGTTACGTTCCCAACCAGATTTCCAGAGAACGTAGTTGCTGTGATTATTCCTGATACTTTTATGTCTCCTAAAGAACTTATACCTACACCAGTTCCAGTATTTGGATTACCACCGACTGCTAAAGAATGATGAGGAATATCTGTTAAAATACCAACTGATCCGTTAACATATATTGGTGATACTCCTGCTCCTACTGCTGTATCTGTCCACTGTGAAGTGGGTAGATTTGATAAGGTTGATCCGTCTCCTTTATATGATGATGCTGTTATAACTCCACTTGTTGCGTCTAAAATTATTGTTGATCCTAACGATACACCCCCGAATGTTCCGACTCCACTTACTATTGTATTATTAGCAGTTAATACTCCTACTACCCCCGCGTTTCCTCTTACATCCAATTTCGTTTGCGGGCTCGTAGTGCCCACACCCACTCGACTCCCCCGTACAACTAGAACTTCGTCATCTACTTGTACGCCATCTCGGAAGTTAAACGTCTTTCTTATATCAGCCATTTATAATAAGATTTTTAGTTATTTATTCCTTTTCCTTATTGCCAAAAAAACTCGTAATGGCATATCTACCATAACCTCCATAGTAATCGAAGTCATCTATCTTAACTTCACTAACACCATGCTCTACCCAGCCGGGCATCATGATTAACGAATTATTATCACACGGAAAAGCGTAATTATATTTAGGGAAGACTAACTCACCTCCCTCAAACTTTTTAGGTTCACGATAGAAATAAGAAAAACCTAAAAATTGTACTGTTTTATCTGTATGTGGTTCATAATAATCTCCATTATGATAATATCTAACTTTAGTTACATCAAAATTAGTTGTTTCGGCAATCGAACAACAATCATGTATTCGAGAAAATGCTTTAAGTATTCCAGCATCAAAAAGTTTTCTATTAACTGTTAATATATTAGAGAGACTTCTATATGGTTTTTTATAAACTTTATCCAACCAAATTGCTTTTGAATTAGTTTTATCAACTACACCACCAAAATCCTTTGCTTCAAATAGTTTATCTTTCTTTGTATAAAAATCTAGTTCCTCCCATATTAATTTTAACTCATCTTCATTGTAAAAATTACGAAAGATAAGATGTGGGAATGGACTAACAAAAGCGTCTGCAACTAAATCTTCTATCATGGTTCTTGCTGAATCATTCCCCATGAAGTGACAATGTATTTTACACCTCCTAAAGGTGGATTACCTCTGTGTGTATGGGTAAATCCAGCTGGAAAGATAAGAACATCTCCTGTTACTGCATTCTCTCTACGTTGTTGATATAAGAATTCTGTCTCCCCTCCATCAAAATCATCATTCAAATATAATTGAACTACAAACTGTCTTAATGATGTCTCTACACTACCATTTTCAAAATGCCAAGCATGAAATCCACCTCCAGCAGGTATTTTCTTTAATTTGACATCATGCAACAAAAATTGTCTTAAACCCAATACACCAAATGCCTCCAGATACTCATCTACACAAGGTTTAAATTTTGGTAATACTTCACCAGCGAGTCTGCTTGATGCTGAAAAATTATAGTTATGAGTAACATTAACATCCTCATGATCCATTCTATTTAATTTCGTTTTATTATAGAATAGTAGATGATTATCTTCAAAAAATTTAAGACCCTCTAATATTTGAGTACAATCTTCTTTTGAAAAGGCACCACTATATCTTCTTATCAAATCACTTTCAAAAGCCATAATTTAAAATCTCTTGGTTTTATTATAGCATATCTATTACTTCTGGCAAGATACGATATTCTTCTCGTTGTATTCTCTTAGTTAAAGTAT